CCGAACGCGCCGTCGGTGGTGCTCACGACTTGGTCGTTCGTGTTCGCGCCGAGGGCGGTGAGCAAGCCGCGGGGCTCGTTCGTGCCCGAACCGGTCGTGAACTTCGAGACGAGCAATTCGTCATAGCCCGCCGCCAAAAGCGACCCCATCTCGCTTTGGAAGCCCGGGTAATCCTGTCCGACTTCGATCGAGAACGGAATGAAGCCGCGGGCCATGAACACCGTCACAGTTGGCTGTGCGATCGTCGGCGTGTCGTCGGAAACCTCCGACGCTTCCGCATCGAACGACCACGCGACACCCGCCGACGAGACACCCTTCCAAATGTTCGTGTTCGTGTCGATCACTTTGCCGAGCGTGAGGAACGGGTTTACCGAACCCTGCGCGGTGAGGATGATCGACGGGTCGATGAACACGGGGATGCCGAAGCCACCCGCGGTCGTGACACCCTCGGCCGCGGCGCGGTACTCGTGCCAGCGTTGCAACGCGAGCCGCTCGTTGTCCGAGAGGTACGCGCCCGCTTGGGGGTCGAGCATCATCTTCGTGAACGCCGAGCGGTAGTGCTCGTTCTCGGTCACCAAGATGCGCCGGGCGACGTCGGAGTCGCGCCGCACGAACGAGTCGAGGTGATCGAGTTGCTCGGGCTTGAGGTACGCCGACTGTTCGCGGTCTTCGAGGGTGCGCAGTGCACCGTCACGCGCCGCTCGGTAGTCCAACTTCCGCACGTCCGCGAATTCGTATTGCGAGAGCGGGGTACGAATGTTGACTTCGGGCAACCCGTGCACCATGCGGTGCGACTCCGCCTTGATGTTGGCGATGCGCTCGGCGCGCTCTTCCAACTTGCGGAGTTCGGGTTCGAGCGCGTCACGCTCGGTGATGAGGTCCGACCACCGCTCTTCCTCGGCGTCGTTGAGCACTTCCTTGTCGGCGAGCGTGATGAGTTCTCCGTCGATGTCGGCCATCTTCGAACGGAGTTCAACCATCTTCGAGCGCCGGATTTCGTCCGTCGTCATCGTCTCGGTGACGACGTCGGCCTTCGGAGCCATCGTTAGTCCTTTCGCGTGATGCCGCGGTGCGCGAGTTGGAGTGCGCGGGCGCGGCGTTGCCGTGTCGTGAAGGTCGACGGCGTCGAGTGGTCGCCCGGGTCGACGTCGTCCGTGCCGACGGGTCCGACCGAAGTGCCATGCTCGGCGGGTTCGGTCGAAGTGTCGCGAGGCGCAGTCGGCTCGGCATCACGCAACGAGCCGTCCGCGTTCCAGTTGTCGGGGATTTGCTTCGACGCACCAAGCGCCCGAGCGCGTTTCATAATGTGCACTCGAATCGCGTTGTGCGATCCGCCACCGCGCCCGACTGCACGAATGGCGTTCGAAAGGTCTTGTAGGTCGCCGATCGGGTAGCGCCCACCGGGCATCGCTTGCCCGTTGCCTTCCATCTTGCGGAGTTGCTCGGCGTTGTACTTCGCCCGGTCTACGTGCGGCCGCTTGCCGAAGGGCCACTCGGCGTTGCTTACGGTCGAGCGCCCGCCCATCACGTCGGCCGCGGTCGGCGTCGACGGCTCGTCTTCGGCTTCGGGCGCGCCGAGCGCACTGAGCAACGAGTCAGACGTTGCAAGCGCCGCGGTCACGAGCGCAGTGGCTTCGGCGACATCGCCCGCGGCGAGTGCCTCGGCGACGGCGTCGAGCACTTCGTCGATTGCGGCGGCGAGCGCAGTCGGGTCTTCGTCGGGGTCGACTTCGCCCTCGGCTTGGCGCACCGACGTCGTCGCGTTCGTGCTCGTGCTCGTGTACTCGGGGGTCCACAAGCCGTTGTCGAGATACGCGTCGATCGAGCGAACGATCAATTTGGCGTCTTCGTACGCGGGAAACACGACGGGCCCGAGTTCGGGTACCGAGACTTCGTGCAACTCGCGCGTGCGGGTACCGCCGTCGCGCTTCCACGCGTCGCGCTTGACTTCGAAGCGGAACGACGCCCCCGACACCGCTTGCGCGGCGATCGCGTCACGCAAGGGCCACACGAGCCAGTTGTCGAAAAGCCGCGCCCGCATGTAGAGCCCGCGCGCGTCCTCGCGGAGTTCGTCGAACGCGCCAATTGGCATCGGCCCGAGCAACGGGTGTCGCCCGTGGTTGAACATGAGCACGGGCTTACGAGCACCGAGCGTGCGCGTGAACGCGCCACGCTTGACGACTTCGAAGTACTCGCCGTCGTAGTCTTCGATGTGCGTCGGCGAGTCGAACACGGCCGCGTAGCCCTCCAGCGTGAGCCCGTCACCGTCGACGCCATCGGCACGCTCGAACGTGAACGGAAACGTGACTTCGCGTGTCGTTGTGCTCATGGTTGCTCCAAAAAAAATCCGCGACGTGCTGACCTGCACGTTCGCGATTGCGACGCGCGCGCCGACCTGGGCTTTCGCGCGCGCTCGGGTCGAGCGCGATTGACCGTGTAGTAAAATGCTCTACAGCACCGCGAACGCGTGGTGCGTCACTGCACCGAAAGGAAACCGATGCGAGTGGTACTTGAGTCGATCGCTCCGGGCTTCGAAGCGTTCGTGCCCGGGCGTCGAGCCGTGTTGCGATTCTCCGAGAGCGAGCGGCGCGCGCTACAGCGGGCCGCGACGATCGCCGAAGAGGCGCGGGAGTTGTGGCGAGCGTCCGTCGTGTACAACGTCGACGACGAAGGGCTCGACACCGAGTTAGCGATGATCGGGATCGCGGTCGACGAGGTCGTCGACGGGTTCACGATCGACGAGGGGGTGATGCCGTGAAGCGATACACGCCCGGGTGCGCGGGCTTCGTGGTCGAGCACCGCTACGAGTTCCGCGGCCGTGAACACCGCACGTATTGGTACGGGCCCGATCGGCTCGCGACGTTGACGTTCGGCGCGATGGTGTGGGGCCCGCTCGACTACTCGGCCGCGGTGTTCCCATCACGCCCCGCGGCCCGCAAAGCCGTCGAAGCCGACAACTATTGGCGGGATGGTTTCCGCGCCCGGCGCGTCGTCGACGTCGAGCGGGAGATAGCCGAGCGCACCGGGTAGGACGTGGTGACGATCAGTCGTTTCGGCGGGCGCCACGAGCGAAACTGCACGCCCGCTTGTGCGAGCGCCGCGAGCGACATCGGCACGCCAATCACCCCTTCGAACGCGGTGTCACCATCTTGTCGGTGATCTGACGCGCGAGGTCGCGCCGCTCAGACTTCGTCAACGGAACCGGGCGAGTCGACGCCGTCGGCTTCGCCCGGTTCTCGTTCGTGGTCGTCATCCGCAACCCCCGTCGAGCGCCCGTCGCCGTTCTCACCGTAGCGCGTCACCACCGCGAGCCCTCGGCGTGCCGCTTCGATGCGTCGCACCGCTTGCGCGCGTTCCTCACGGGTACGAGTACGGCGGGCGCGACGCGATGTTCCGTCGCTTGCGGTCGCGGGAGGTTTCGCCGCCGCGCCCGCCGTCGGTTGCGCTCCCTCGGCGTTACCGTTGGGCGGTGGGAGCGCTGCCGCTTGGTCTTGTGCCGCGGGCGTGCCGGGCAACGCCGCACCGGGCGGTTGCAACTGCACCGACACGAGCCCCGTGTGCTTCCCGCCCAACCGGCCGAGGTCGTTCGCGTTCACCGCGTCGACCACCGCGTCGGGCTCGAAGCCGCCGTTAATCAGCGTGATAATCGCGGCCGCGTTCTGCTGGAGCGTTTGCGCTTGCTCTTGCACGTCTTCGCGCAAGAACGGAATGTCCCGATCGTCGTACCAAAGCCGAGCACCACCCGGAACCGGAATGATGCTTTGCATCGCGGCGGCGAAGAACCCCCAGAGTGGGCGCATCGTGCCGTCGACGAGACGTCGGCGCGCTTGTGAATAGTTCGAGTACGTCGCCGACGAGAGCCCTTCGGAAAGCCCGACGATGACGGGCGGCACGCCCGAGCACGCGGCGACACGCGTCTCGCCCGCACCTTGCACCGCTTTGAACGCGAGGTTTTCGAACGTCTGGCCCACCGTCTTGACGTCGGCGCCACCACCGAGGAACAGCGTGCGCCCCGCGTTCTCGGGCCGCTCGTGGTCTTCACGGAATCGTTCGACGAAGTAGTCGAAGTCGTCGCGACTGATCGACGGGTCGAGTACCGCGACATAGCCGAGGTTCGCGCCGTTGCGCACCGCGTTGCGCTTGTGCTCGGTGAACGCGACGTCCGAGTCGACGTCGGTGATGCACGACGAAACCCACGAGCGCCCGATGAACCGGTTTGTCGTGTCCGGGTACGGCTTGTAATGCGCGA